TCCCCAGCTGGTGAGCCTAGACGAGACACATGCTTTCTCGAATCCTCACCGTAAGTTTTTCAACACGATGGTTACAGGTAGTGGTTCTAGGGTTCAACCACTGCTCATGACCACAACGACAGCAGGCGATGACCAGTCTCATATATGGCTAGAGCAAATAGGTTTTTGCAAGAACGTCTTAGAACGAACAGTCAATGAAGAGACAATGCTGCCGATCATCTATGAACTAGATGAAGACGATGATCCGTTAGACGAAGACAACTGGATCAAAGCGAACCCGAACCTCGGAGTGTCAATCACCAAGGACTTCCTCCGAGCCCAAAGCAAACCGTGTAAGACCTCCACCACAGCGTTAAACAGGTTTAAGAGGTATCACGCCAATGTCTTGGTTTCGTCCACAGAGCGTATTTTCTCGCTTGAGGACTTCGATTCATGCCGTGGCACACTCAGCGACTGGAAACAGGCTGACTGTGTTGCTTCTGGAATTGACCTTGGCGGGCGTGACGATCTGGCTGCTTACGCACTGGTAGCTAGATTCCGTACAGGTGATTACAAGGACGATAACACTCCTATTTACCGCTATGAGGCCAAGACATTTGCCTACATAGCTAGGAACACTCGTCGTGATCTAACCGCGATGCCATTCGTTGATTGGGTGGCTAATGGACTGATCAAGGTTACTGATTCACCGATCACGGATCTCCAAACAGACTTTGTAAACGACTACTGGGATAACTATTGCATTGACTGTGCAATCGATCCCTATCAAGCACAACAGTTTGGTGAGCAAGTAAGTCAACAGGGAGTCGTCATTGCAACGATGGCTCAAACGACTGCTCACTTCAATGAACCAATAGCTGACTTCCGCCAAGCAATGTCAGATGGCCGGTTCACACATGACGGCAATCCACTGCTGCGTTGGTGTTTGACCAATGCTGTAGCCGTTCGTGACCGCCAAGACAGATGGATGTTAGATAAATCGAACTCTTCATCCAAGATCGATCCACTTGTCGCGATGCTCATGGCGTACCGAAGAGCGATGGTTGCTCCCGGTCGCGGAGACGGGAATGTGTTTATAACTTGAGGTAAGAATGAAGAACGCTAAATCATTCTGGGCGTTCACCAACCAGAAGAACCCAGCCAGTTGGCTCGTCGAGTTCTTCAACGGTGAGAAGTCCAGAACTGGAATCAAAGTCAATACAAAGACTGCACTAGGCCTTGCTGCCGTCATCTATGCAGTCAATAAAATCAGTGGCCATATCAGCCAGTTGCCTTTCAATGTCTACGAAGAGACTGCTGACGGCAATCGAGAGCTAAAGAGCCAGAACCCTGCGTACAGGCTGCTAAACGTATCGCCTAATCAGGCTATGACTGCGTTTACCCTGCGTGAGATCATGATGGTTCATGCACTCATCAGTGGTAATGGTCGAGCATACATTGCTAGGAATAACCTCGGGACTCCTGTTGAGCTTATTCCGATCCTGCCTGAGAACTGCCAGACCATGCTGGTCGATGGCGAAAAATGGCATCTGGTGACAGCACATGAAGGCACGACACAGAACACGCTGCCACTGAAGCTACGTCAAGGTGAATACTACAAGATCCCTGACCGTGATGTCTTGCACATCATGAATACGTCACTCAATGGCGTGTGGGGTATGCACGTTGTAGAGATTGCCAAGGATGTCTTTGGGCTAGCTCAAGGCGGCCAAGAGGCTGCTGCAACGACACTGGCTAACTCAGGTCGTCCAGGCTTGCTACTTGAAGCACCTGTTGGAATGTTTCGATCTGCTAAAGATGCTCAGGAGTTTCTCGATAACTTCAACTCCAAGCATGAAGGCATCAGCAATACAGGTCGAGCAGGTCTTCTCAGGGATGGCATGAAAGCTACTGCACTGCCTGTATCAGCAGCAGATGCTCAGTTTCTACAGCAAAGATCCTTCCAGCGTGAAGAGATTGCGTTGCTATTCGGCCTTGAGTCCATCCTCGGTGACAACACAGGACAGACCTACCGAAGTATCTCGGAACGCAACACAGCCTATGTAAACAACTGTTTGCAACGCTGGATGTGCAAATGGGAAGAAGAGGTCATGGCAAAGCTAATCAGCCCAGCCAGACCATTAGAAGTCGAGTTTGACACAACGCCACTGCTTAAAGGTGATCCAAACTCACTTGCTGATTACACGATGAAGATGCAGCAACATGGCGTGCTGACCATCAATGAGATCCGTGAGTTACATGGATTTGCTCCAGTAGAAGACGGAGACAAGCTTCCTCACCAGATTGCAATGGACATTTCAAAGGCTACACAGCCTGAAGATGAAGCAATCGAGGAAGAAGACGACAACGAACCCCAACCGGAGACTAACGATGAAACTGGAGAGTAATCCAGAGAAGAAAGAGATCACGATGAGAGGGTTCATCGGTGATTACGAGAATGGCATCTCAGCAGATGATTTTATCGATGTGCTGGCAGAACATGCAGGGCAAGATGTAACCATCCACCTCAACAGCGAAGGCGGAAGTGTTACCGATGGACTGAGCATGTTTAACGCTATTGTCAATCACGATGGCAAAGTGACTGTCCACATTGATGCGCTGGCAGCATCGATTGCTACTGTGATTGCTGTGGCAGCAGACGAAGTAAAGATGAACTCGACTGGCAAGTTTATGGTTCATAGATGCTGGACTGCTGCGGTCGGAAATTGCAAAGACTTCCGATCAATGGCCGATGTCATGGATCTGCTCGATAAAGACATTGCAGCAAGCTACTCCGAGAAAACAGGCGGATCTGAAGAAGAGATGCTGGCTCTGATGGATACCGAGACTTGGATGGATGCTGAGACAGCACTCAACGCCGGATTCATTGATGAAATCGTCGAAGTAAAAGCTAGGAGCAAGTCTAAGGACGAGGAGTATGAGGCCAAGGCACTCTGCTCGCCTGCGTTCCATGCAGCACTCCGAGCCAAGTGTGCAATGCGTCGAATCAAGCTCAAAAGCTGACGCTGTAAAATTAACCGTTAATTCCCGAAGGAGTCGGGGATATCAATCTAGAAGGGAAGCTATGAAAAAGATTGCGGAAATCAATGCCCGACTCGAATCGATTGCAGACGAGTTGCAGGCACTGTCGGATCTCTCGGCAGAAAGTGAACTCGATCAAACTCAGATCGATCTCGTCAATGAACTCGATGCTGAGTTCAACAAGCTCGAAGGGGAAAGGAATTCCCTGCAAGCAGTTCAAGACAAGCTAGATGCTGCTAAAGCAGCCAAGGCTGTTCCCCAAGCAAGCTCTGTAGTTGAGCCTGCACAAATCGAAGACTCAATCGAGGAAAGCAAGGAAGTGATCCCAGCAAGAGTAAAGAACCAAAAGACGAAGCACTTTGCAAATTCAGAAGATGCTTTCGTATCCGGCATGTACTTAGCTGCTCTAGGCGGCGACCGTCGTGCAAAAGACTTCATGGCTGCACAGTCCATCGGGACTGACAACAAGGGTGGCTACACTGTACCTGACCCCTTGTCTGACGCTTTAATTAACCTATTGGAAGATCGTGGCGTTGCTCGTCGATCCTGTCAGCGTGTTGTCATGTCTGCTGACACTTGGACGGTTCCAAAGGTATCTGCTCACGCCAGCATTTACTATCCGGCAGAAGCAGCAGCGATCACTGAATCAGACGTAACTTTTGGGCAAGTCCAGTTGACCGCCCAGAAGCTTGCCGCGTTGGTCAAGATGAGTTCTGAGATCACTGAAGATAGTATCCTCAGCGTTCTCGATGTGGTTGTTGAAAGCATTGCTTTTGGCATTGCACTTGAGGAAGACAAGAACCTCTTTAATGGTGTTGCTGGTGGTGTTAACACTGCTGGTATTGCTGGCGATGCAAGCGTAGACGATACGAATGTTGCATCGGTTGCAGGCTTGGCTCTTACTGATTTGACTGCATGTTCATCGGGCATCGGCAATCCAATTATCGGTGCAAGCAATGAATGGTACATGTCACCAGTCGTGTTCCATTCTCAGGTCCGCGATCTTTTGAACGCAGCCGGAGGGAACACGATTGTTGATCTTGAAGGTGGTCAGCGACCACTTCTCATGGGCTACCCTGTGAACCTAGTAAGTTGCTTGCCAGCAGCACCTGCTTCTGGCGAACTTGTTGCAGTCTTTGGCGACATGCGACTCGGTGCTTACTTCGGTGATCGTCGTGCGTTGAACTTCAAGACCCTGAACGAACTCTACGCAGAGAACGATCAGATCGGTGTTGTTGCTACCGAGCGTATCGACATCAAGGTTGCCAACCCAGAAGTCTTGGCAAAAATCACGATTACCTAATGAATAGGTATCGATTCAAAACGACCCGTCTTGGCTTTGAGGCGGGTCGTGTGATTGATGACTCCACGCTAAAGCCTGGTGTTATCAAGACTCTCTTAGACTTTAACGCAATCGAGATTGTGCAGGATGCAGTGGACTCTAAAAAGAACGACGAGCCCTCAGTTTCTGGCAGTAACACTGGCAGAAGCAAAAGCTCATCTAAGAGTCGCGGGAAGCAGCCAAGACGATCTGCTGACAAGGCTGATTGAGAGTGCAACGGAACAGCTTGAGCGAGACATTGAAAGATGTCTTGTTCAGGCATCGTGGCAGCAGAGTCAATATGGTTTTCCTGAAGACGGTAAAGCCATTCTGCTGAACATGGGGTCTGCTACCGCCATTAGTTCAATTACCTATGTGGACGATGATGGTGCAACTCAAACACTTGCAACCGACCAGTACCAACTCGATTCTGGACGTAATGCAGTCACCTGCCTCAACGATGACGACGGGTGGCCGGAAACACTACTGACTCCAAGCGAACGAGATACAGTCTTTGTGAACTTCACCTGTGGAGTCACTAGCGAAGACTGCCTGCCACGGTTGTTTAAACAAGCGATCCTCTTAGAGGTTGGTCGTTATTACTTCGATCCGGCTCAAGAGAACCTTGTTAATACGAATGACGGCAAGAGCTACGAGAACATCGTTAAGAAGCTGATCAGGAGCTCGTATCCGTAATGCCCAAGGTTACAGGATTTAACCGTAAGAGGGTTGGACATCGCAATTATATTGCGTTGATCGAGAATCCTCCTGCTACTCAGGATGAGTATGGGCAGATCAGTTACAGCAGTGGGTCATGGACGACCGCTGTTTCTGAATGGCCTTGCGAACTAATTGATTCATCTGGCGGTGAGATCATTGACGGGATGATGACCAAGACGACTACTGAAAAAGTGGCTATTGGTGACAAGCCACAGATCGATGCAGCAACGGTGACTGCTCAAAGCCGGTGCATCATCAACGGACAGACATACGGTATCACGGCAGTCCGTGACGTATCAGGAGACAACTTCACAGTAAGGCTTGAACTAAGAAGTGCTAAATGAACGAAAAAGGCAAGGCAAATAAGCGTGTCGATGAGTTCATAAAGAAAAGAACTGGCGGAAGGAAGAAAACAAGCCAAGCCGTAGTCTTTGACATGACTGACCTCCGATCAGACATGAAAAAGATCAGTGACGAGTTACTTATGAAGGTTTGCCCGACAGCAGTCGGATATGCAGGAACCATCGTAAGAAAACAAATCATGAAGAATATTAAAAGCGGTGGTGGTGAGAACCACATCGGGATGTCAAAGAAGACATCTAGCAGGACGCGATCATCTGGTCAGAAGTCGTCATACCCTACAAGAAGTAAGTGGTCAAAAGCACTCAAGGCTTCTCGTGGCAATTCTCCTTCGATGGGAGAGAAAGGGACGATCATCAAAAAGAACATTAGCCGAAAGGCTGGTGGGCTTTTATCGAGCCAGATTGTTGGACCCAAATACAGCGGGAACCAAAGCGATCCAACAGCAAAAAACTTTGCTCATGTATTTGAACCAAGAGAAGGTCAAGCATCTGGCGCGCCAAACCACAAGTGGTGGCCTAAGAAAAGACTGAACCTAAGCACTTTCATCAAATACAAGCAAGCAGGCGGAAGGACTACAGGTAGGCGTGGCGCACCGATGAAGCCAATGCCATTCGTTGAACCTGCTGCTAAACAAACATTTTCTGAACAAGAAAAGGCGATGATCAAAGCCCTGAAGCGATGGGACATCGACACGGGTGAAATTGAAGGCACAACGAGCGAATTTTAATGAAGCCAGTCCCTCAAATCATCGCTTTACTCCGAGCAGACCCATCTGTGACGACATTGGTCAACCAGAGGGTGTTTGCAGACAATCCACCACAGGACGACGAGCTTCCTATCGTTGTCTTGACCATAACTAGCACTAACGCGAGAGCGGCTTTAGATAACTGCCATATCAAGCTTTATGTTGCCCGCATGAAGGTAGACATCGTTTGTTCTAGCCGGTCGCAAGCAGAAGACGTTCAGGAAGCAATTGAGGATGCACTTGTTGGATACACATCAAGTGACAGTACTCATCCGATACAAGGAGTCGTCGTTGACTCTGGCACGACATGGGACTTGATTGCTCCTGTCGATGGTAGTGACGAACGGGGCTACTGGTGTAGCCAAGACTATCAAATTAACTATGCAAGAAACTAGGGAAGTTTAATGGCAATTGAAGGTTACCATGCACAAGGCACTACCGTCACTTTGACCACTGGCGGTGCGGTTGGATGTGTTCGGTCAGTATCTTTACCTGAGTTCTCGCTTGAGGCAATCGACGCAAGTTGCCTTGAGGATTCCGTAGGTGGCTTCATGAAGAAGCTTTCCGGCGGTCTTATTGATGCTGGTGAAGTGCAAGTCACTTATGTAAGCGTTGGCGCACCTGATGTTCCAGATGGGGCTCAAGACACGCTAACCATCGTTGTTCCGGCTGCTGCTGGAGCAAGCTCTAACGGAACCCAAGCTGGTTATACGATCACCGGAACTGGTTTTATCTCATCTGCTTCTGGCGGATCTCTTGAGATCAATGGGCTGATGGAAAACAGTTTCACTTTCGTTTTCGATGGCGACACTGGTCCAACCATCTCGTAAAAAAATTAACTCCTCCACCACCACCAAGGAGATGTCATGTCTCAACATGTCGAACTTGAAACGCATGTCGGAATCCATTTAGCGACAAAGAAAGAAGTAGTACACGAACAGTATTGGGTCTTTCTTTGCGAGGGCGATGAACGCCTAAAGATTGGACTGATTGGCTGGAAGGAAGGAAGCAAACTGATCTTCTTCCAGAAGGTCGATCCAGTCACTGCTAAATGGATTGAAGAGGAGGTAGCAGGGTTGATGGAGCGTGAGAACGTCACATCAGTCGAGCCTCCTGAAGTACCCGAGGAATTGCTTAATCAGGATGATGACGATGAGCTTGACGAAGAAGCACTTATTGGATGAGTTAGTCTGTAGCAAGCCAGAGAAACTGCCCGAGAAGATATTCGGGCAGGACGCTTGGGTTAAACCAGTGTCAGAGTTCCAACGTTCACGGCGACTGGCTGCACTTTATGGCAAAGGCGGTGAGGTGTCTCGGGATGCGATCCGAAAGGCTCGTATCTACACGGTCATCGACCACCTCTGCGATCAAGATGGAAATAATCTATTTGGCGAATCAGATGTTAAAGATCTGATGGAGCTTGATGCACTCAAGCTTGACATTGTGATTAGTTGCATCGAAAAGTGGGTTGTCGAACGCGAGGGAAAGATCCAAGGCGGGTCGAAAAAATAGCTAGTCATTTTGACAGCAACCACCGCCTCTCTTGGGCGTTTTCGATCTGCCAAGATCTCGGCATTGATGATCCAATCGCTTGGATGAACGCTTGCCCAGTCCTCTTAGACTGGTGGATAGGATTTCGCTTGCATAAAAGTGAACGCGAGCGGCAGGCTTATGAAGAAGCCGCCGGTAAATCCAAGACTAAGCTCAGTGGGGAATCACTTTATGATCACTTGGAGCAAATAGCAGATGGCCGCAAACCGAGTCGGGGCTCTGTACTACGAGGTAATGCTAAACCCTAGAGGTTTCTCTGAGGGTGCTAATGTAGTCGTATCTCAGCAGCGTATGCTTAAAAAGGCTGCTAAGGATACGATCACACCTCACGAAGCACTCCAAGCAGAACTTCATCAATATCTTCAGCTTGCAAAGCAGATTGATGATGCTGACCCGTACGAAGGCCAAAAGGAATCTTTGCAGATCGTCTTGAATAAAGTCGATCAGTTAATTGCAAAGCAGGAAGAACTCAAGAAGAAGCAATACGACGAGGAGACTGCTGCGCGTGTCGAAAAGTTGACTCAAGAACGGCTAGATGCTGAAGAGGAGTTAACCAAGGAAGCCGAAAAGCAGAATGACATCCAGCAGCGTTATCTTGCTATTGCTAGAGCTAGGCAAGAGCGTGAAGACAAAAGAATTGCAGAAGAAAAGCAAGCTCAAAAAGAAAGAGAAGAGGCTGCTAGGCAAGCTGAGAAGGATGCTAAAGAGCAAGAGATTGCTGAGAAGAAACGCATCGATGAGATGGTTAA